ATATGGATCTGTCTCTATCCGCAGCTTCTTGGGAATAATTGCACCCTTTCTAAGAAGATGCGCTCTCATGAGACGAGCATTACCATGATCACTATATGTTGAAACTCCTTTGTTTCCAAAATCAATAGAACGTTGGTTTGGTAGAGTGACCCTATACTTGTGAGTTATGGAAGGACTGGGTTTAAGAACGACGTGCATTTAATTTGTATGAGATAAAGATTTAGTATTATTTACTCACATGAAGAAGTATGAATCCGTGGACGGCATTATTTTACGAGTTGGTGAATCGGCTAAAGAAAATGACGAACTCACAATGACAAGTAAACGTGAAGAGTGGTGGATGCACGTGTCTGGATGTCCAGGTTCACATATTGTTATTTGCTACGAAGGTGACGTTGTTCCAAAGGAAACTAAGAGGGATGCAGCCGTTTTAGCCGTGCACCATAGTAAAGTTGCACCCACAAAAATGACTAAAGTTGATTTTGTTAGGATTGACCAAATTTCAAAATATACCAAAAGTCATCATGGTCAGGTTGAACTTGAAGGTAAAGTTACCGAACTCACTGTTTTCATGAATAAGGAGAAGTCCAGACTTGATAGACTCTTAAAAAATAGATGCAATGATTAAACATATGAATCACCAAGATTGGAATCCTGTTATCATTCATGGGAAAGCTGCCACTTTTGCTACTCGGGGGTCTAATCCAAAGCACTATGAGCGTACAAAGGAGCAAAAGATTGAGGATGAGGAGATTGGTACACACAGAAAGGTTCCACTCTCAATGGCGAAGATGATTCAACAGGGGCGCATTGCTAAAGGTTTCAAAACACAAAAAGATTTAGCAATCGCAGTGGGTGTAAGTGCAAGTATTATCAATGCATATGAATCTGGGAAGGCTATCCCTGATCATGCTCTACTTCAGAAGTTGAGGAGGGTTTTGGGTGTGAAGTTAAAGTAGAGACGAATAATGTCCAGCGATATAGTAGACATTCTGGAATCCAAGTTCAGCTAATTTCTCTGCCGCAAATCTGGCCCGCTGCCCAGTATTGCAGTAGACGAGTAAGCCCTTCCTGGGGAGTTCCGAAGTTGTTTTTTCGTTAATCTTATTCACGGGGATGTGTAAAGCTCTGGGGTAGTGTCCAGATCTATATTCAGCAGCTGTACGAACGTCAATGACTTTCTTTATGTTACCCTCTTTGATGAGTTTCTTGGCTTCCTCAGAAGATACGAGGTTTTCACCTAGAAATGTATACGCTGTGAGAGCAGCGAGACCACCGACGAGAATGAGGGGTATCATTTACTATACTATTTGATTATTTTATACCAATCAGCGTACATACCAATTCCATGGATCACACCACCCGTGAGAAGTCCTCGGATGAAAGGATTCCTGAAATAAGCTAACGCGAGTAAACTTGTGAGCCAATGGTGTAAGTGTAAAGTTCTATTAAATATCTTGATTTGATTTAATTTTGATGGACAATGTGGTCTACATGTATTTTTATACAGTAAAAATGAAATGAATACTCCCAAAGCAAATATCATTTATATAAAGATAGCGAACATTTAATATACAGAAATGAACAAGAAGACTGTTGATGTGTCCACTCGTCTCTCTCCTGATGAGTTTGCTAAGCGTTCAATGGACGCTCGTGTAGAGGCGGCCAATAAGGCTATGCAGGGAGATAAAGTCTTTTACAAGTCTCCCGTTGACCCAGAGAGGTTCAAGGCGTTCCTTGAAGACCGCCTCGTTATTTGGGGAGGAGAGAAGGAGAATACTTTCTATGGAAAGAGAATGTATGAAAAGACAAACGAAATTATCAATTCACTTAATAATATCACAATAACGTAACGTATGTATAAAACTTCCTATGACAAATCTGAATGTCAAATTGGTGTAGTTCATATAGGTTATGGTGCCTTTCATAGAGCCCATCAGGCCGTGTATATTGATGATTATATGGAAAAGACGGGGGATCTCCGTTGGGGTATTGTAGCCGTCAATCTTAGGAATGAGGGATTTAGAGAGATTGGCGATTACATTATGAAGACACCCACCTCATACAGATTGGTACGTTCTCACCTTGACTACGTAGATTGGACAAAAAATCGAATAATCGCTAAGCACCTCCTAACCCTTCCAAGTGTTTACCTAGTGACTATAACTGTCACAGAGAGTGGGTATGCACCAGATTCACCTCTATTTGAATATCTCGCATGTGGTCTCAGAAACAGGAACACACCTATAACAATAATATGTTGTGATAACATTCGTCAAAATGGTATTGTGTTAGAGACACAATTCATGGCGTATCTTTATCATACGAATCAATATGAACTTGCAGATTGGGTAAAGGATAATGTAAAGTTCCCATCATGTATGGTTGATCGGATAACACCTAGGAGTACAATAAAATTGTTTGAGGAGGTGGAATCAAACTATAGAGGATATGGACATACTGCTATCCAAACTGAAGAATATACACAATGGGTCATCGAGGATACGTTTGCTTCTGAATTTCCAGATCTGACACAAGTTGGTGTAACTGTGACCCGAGATTTAGAACCTTACGAAGAGACAAAGATTCGTATTCTTAATGGAGGTCATACATCCATGGCGTACTTGGGTGTTCTCTCAGGTTATAAAACTTTTGATCAAGTCATGAATGATGAAAAACATCGTAAACATTTTAAACAACTTCAAAACGAAGAAATTGTTCCATCAATTGATATTGAACTTCCATTTGATATACATGAATACGTTGACAAAGTTGAAGAGAGATTTTCAAATTCTACAAATGTTGACGACCTAGAAAGAATATGTATGGATGGCTTCACGAAGTTCCACACATTCGTAGTTCCATCACTTCGTAAATGTTTAGAACAGGGGAAAGTACCTATTTATATATATAAGAGCATTGCAGCGTGGTACATATATGCAAAGAGATTTGCTAGGGGGTGTACGAAAATACGTTACAATGAACCAAACTGGGTTCTTCTAGAACCATTACTGGTAGAGGGGAAGATGGACGCTTTTGTTTCTAATGAGAGACTTTGGGGTGACATCCCTAAAACATATATTACATTCTCTAGAGATCTTAAAACTATACTCATGTCACAAACATATGAAGAAGAGATTGACTTACTCACAGACTATTAACAAAAATGTGCACGTAACTTGTCAACGCGTTGAACCTCTTCTTCATCCTCGTCCTCATCATCTTCACATGCTTGGCAAGGTGCGTCAAACATGTGACAGGTGTGTTCACCATTTTCAACCATCTCGCGGATATCGGGGTCGTGTATGATATCGTCGTCATCTTCATCAGTCTCTTTACGCGTGACCTTTTTGGCTTCGAGTTCTTTCACACGTTTTTTAAGTCTTCTGATTTCATCGTCAAAATCCTTATCAGTCCAGCCATCAAATTCGTCCGAGAGAGGAGGCATTTCAACGAAAATTCCGGGAGGGAGTGGGTGACTTCGGGTAGATCCCATATTTTAGATGAAAAATACAAATATTCTTACAAACTTAGGTATAAAGTTTACACACAAAAGTATGCAGGGATAATGTTTGTCGTAAAACCATTATCCGTTATAAAACCCCATATATCCCGTAATACAAAACTTAACAAACGATTCAAGATTTATTCCACCGCGTACAAAAATGTTGACCCCTACCGCGAAACTTCACTGCGTTATATGGGCTATGCAAATGAACTCGGAGAAGCATTTACAGTATATCTTCCTGAATGGGGATTACCCGCATCATATTGTGTCGCTGCATCTTATGTGATGTTTGACACAATTGATAAGGGGCAAAAGGCTTATGAGGCTGCCGATGAAGGTGAAAAGTTTCAAGATACACTCCGTATTTCAACTGAAACATTGACATGGCAGATGCTCGCCTCGGTTTTCTGGCCAGGTTCAATCATTCGGGTTATTGTAAGCATGGCTGCTAACATTGTATCAAATAAACATTTAGATGATAGTCAGTTCTTTCATTTTTTACCAACCCTCGTTGGACTTGCAGCTATTCCTCTAATCGTGAAACCTATTGATACGACGGTTGATACAATTATGGAAACATCCATATCTAAAATCATTAATGGAGAGGTCAAAACACCTGATGATGCGAGTGCAGCATTCATGACCACTATGGGGTCTCTGTCTGTACCACCAATTATGTATTCTCTCGCATCTATTATTAAGAAACTAGAAGTCTAATTTATTCCGTCACTACTGCAACTGAGATAGTTTCATCTTCATCCGAATCTACAGGGTCACCAGTCCACGCCTGGTGTAATTCATCTAGAAACGCATTTAGACCTGGATACATAACTTCTTCGTCAATTTCTCTCCATTGTTGATGAAGAAGTTCTCGGTCTCTCTGGGCAGCGGTATCGGGGTCAGATGGTAACTGCCCGTCGGCGATCCAAAGTGGGTCATTTTGATTAAGTAGAAATGAAGGTGGTTTCACCCTCTCACGTAGATCCTTAATGGTATTGCAAATTTCCACATAGTCACCCTCTGGAATGCACTCAGCATTCTTGTCAACTAAATCAATCAACTTGTGAAAGAGATCCATTTGAGTTAAATTTTTACATAAACATAAACAACTTAGGTTACATATCATTGAAATTGCGTCCAATCATATGTAATTTTAAAATTACTGAGTCTGTATAAAATTAGTTACCGAAAGCAACACCAGCCATACCATTCTTAATACGAAGAATGTTATAGTTGACTGCGTAAATACGGTGAAGAGTGTTACCACCAGAAACATCATTGATCATAAGCTTCGCATTATCGATGCGGGAGAAGTTTAAGGTACCGGATGGTTGGGACTTGCTCATGGTGAGGCAGAAAGGCCACGAATAAGTTGGGAGATCATCAAGGACATCATCGGGGAGATCGGTACAGTGCATTTGTGGTACAACATTGTGATGGTAGACATTGGAAGTGTTCTCATAGAGAGCAGTACCATTAATGTACAGAGACGAAGTGCTGAAAGTAAATTCGTCATTCCAGTTCTGACCAGTGGCAGAACCGGAAACCAAGTGGAGAGACTTCACTGGGTGGTTGAAATAGCTTAGATCTAGTTCAGTATCAGTGTTGGTGGCAGGCTGGTATTGGGTCTGTGTGAAGAGAATCTCATGTTCAGTTTCGGTAAAGTATGCACGCTCATCGGTGTCTAGGTAAATGTAGTTAGCCCACACCTTAGGGGTACCATTGGGGGTATATCCATCTCGGCACTTGATACGAATCTCAACTTCGTGATATTGGAGGGCAACGAGGGGTAGGACCTTGGTCCAATCTTCACCGAAAAAGAAAGGAATCATAAAGTGATTCTGACCATGGTTTTCCTTGGCAACATTGGTAGTCACAGTGCAAGAGGCCTTAGCGGAATTATCCCGTAAGAGGGGATTGTAAACACCCTGGATGAAAAGTGAATCAAGCTCAGAAACCTTCTGTCCACCAATCCACAATTCAAAGGT